AGCGTTAGCTATTCCGATTAGATCGTTTGCTATTGTATTTGCTCCATTTGCATCAGGATATGCAAAGAGTAGGTTTACATCAACTGTTTCTGCGTCTTCCAATAGGTCGTAACCTATTGCAATTTCGGCAGCAGTTGGTGCATTATCATCAGATCCACCGGCCAACGAATCAGTTATCGCTGTAGTAGATCCTGCAATTGAAGATGCAGCAGTCAGATTTTCACCGGCGTTACTTAATGTACTTGGATGATCCATCCATCGTACGTAACTAGAACCGGCATTGACAACATCAACGTAATAGTTAGATGTGCCATCTGAGCTCTTAGCATCGGCTGCTTGAGATGCGAAAGAAAATTTCTCTAAAACTGAACCAGCAGTTCCAGTAAATAATCCATCCTCATCTAAAACGAGAACGTGAAGTTCATCGCCTATAGTAGCCTTGCCAAGGTCTGCGGCATATGTTGAAGTTCCAGGAACGCCATCAAATAAATCGGACCATTTATTGGTACCGTAATATGTGATTGACGACCAGTTTGAAACTCCTTCAGTTACTAGTAATACCTTAAGACTGTTTCCTAAGATTCCTGGGTATTTTGCAGCCCAGTTACCTACAGAACCAGCTCCAGTATTATAGTTGCTATCAACATAATGGGCATCATTTTTAATTAAAAGGCCAGCTCCGTCAGCTGTCGCGTTATCGTGACCGCTTATGACTCTGACTGCTTTCAATGCACTGCCATACTTCAAAAATGAAGCTGCAGTTAGAAAGTATTTTGCTGTATTGTTATCCGGCGTACCAAAGGTTTCGGCAAGTTCTTTTTCAGAACCTACAGTAATTACTTCGGCAACAGGACCCCAATTAAATGACCCGGCGAATCCACCAATACTGGTAGATACGGCAGGTACTACAGATGTTGCGTCTACTTCTAAGACTTGTACACCTGGTGATACTTGAAATGCCATCGCTTTATCCTCTCAAAAAGGTTTTGTTATAAGTTAACATAATAAGGTTATATTCAATCAGTATTATTTATAATAATTCAAATCTCTAAAAAATTGACTTCCTGGTTTCTGCTTCAAACCATACGTTTCCTTCACCATCGCCAACTCCTTCTTTCTTTTCTTCCCCATCATTAATGATTCCAAATGGAAGCATATCGTCTTGAATTGCTTTTAATTGTTCTTTATATAGCATATCCTTCATATCTATATTAGATATACTAGTAAAAATGTCTGTAGTAGTAAACCATGCAAATAGGACTAAATTCATCATTAAATCATCATGGTTTGGTGCTATAGCCTGAAAGGAGGAGCCTTTTGCTACGAAGGTACTCATTTCTATAATTGTTTGAGGATCACGTATTAACAATTTTTTTTGTTCTATTAAATCTTTTATTGTAGAACAACCTATACGTTTAACTCTTTTAGTCATAGTTGCGCCTATAGCATCCTTTTTAACCGCAGATTCTACAAACATATTTTCATATTCTAAATCATAATATAATCCATTACATACTACAGAACCTTGATCATTAGATTCTACAAGAATATAAGCCTCATTATAAGTTTTTGCATACTTATAAACTATATCTGGTAATAACATAGGAGATATATTATTGTCTCTAAATGTTGCAACCTGCTCAAAAGGGTTGGTAGATACATCTATAATGTTGAAAGTCGAATAGTCTTGTCCACGGCCTTTAGCAACATCAACTAGAAGTATATAATCATGTTCTGGAATAGTTTCTTTATATATAAACACATTTTCTTGTATATGGACTGGTTCTTCTGCCTTTTGAGCTAATAAATGATTAGCACTTATAAGTGTATTACCTCTTCCATGGAATGTATTACCAAATTCTTGTTCAAACTGTAATTCCGATGTATTCGCTACGGTTTGTTCTTTCCATTTCTCATCTCTACCAGGTACATCCCACCAATCGACTCTAAAAGGTCTAAATTCATTAGTATTATTACTTGCCCCTTCCCAGAGTTTATGATATATATTTCCTATACCATTTGCAGTAGAAGTTACTATAATCTTTGCGTCTTTACCGGCAGAAATAACAGGATATGTTGAGGTATAAAATTGAGCATCATTCTCTACAAATGCAAACTCATCTAAAAATAATAAGTTGATTGATAAGCCACGAATAGAATTACCTGATGTGGCCGAGGCTATAATTCTAGAATTATTACTAAACTCTATAGATCCTTTGTTTAAAGCTTTACATCCAGGTTGTAAAAAGAAGGGTAAATTTTCTAGCGCAAGCGTCACGCGCGCGAGCATTTCTCTGGCTATAGCCCCTTTATTAGCTAATATAGCTATTGTTTTTTCTGGGTGAAAACATGCATACCATAAAAGATATACTACTGAAGATATAGATTTTCCGCTTTGTCTACATGCTAATACTATTGCAAATCTATTATCATTAAAATGATCAAACATTTTTTCTTGATATGGATATAGATCAAATGGAATAAGACCTTCATCTAAAGAAACGATTTTAATATACTCTCTTGCAAAGTATGCAGGATTTTCCATGCATTTTTTATATTCCTTTACCTCTTCAAGAGTAAAATCGGATATTACACCGTCTCTTTTAACACTCGGATTTCCAAGGTAGCCGAATTCGTTATTTTTTATCCTCAACTTCGCCATCTATAATATGATCCTTATCTAATAACATTCTTTGTAATTCTTCTGTACTGCCAACAAATACATTATTATTAGTTACTTTCCTTTGTTCATCATCTTCTTTATTTAAATCTTTTTTTACCTTTTGCAAACTCATTAATTTGTCTGTGACATCACCAATATTCTTAATTGAATTACTTAATACTTCAAAGGCTCTAGGGTGTTCAGATTCTCTGGCCAATTCTGCTAAAGTATCTAAAGATAAGGTACCAGTTCTTATAAGGTCTTTAAGAGTTGCACGCGAAAATTCATAATCGTCCTTTATATCTTTTTTATCGACATAAATCTGACTAAGTTGTTTATTATTCTTAGTTGGTAAGTTTTTAGCTAATCTTTCAGAGATAGCCTGTTTTTTATCACTCATAATATTATGTATACGAAACAATAGTTGCTGTTGCGCCTGATGTAGTACCAGTTAAAGTCTCTCCAATTTGAAAATATCCTGAAGGTATAGCTATACCTACCGTAGAATTAGGATCAGGAACTAATGGTAGCCAACTTCCTACCTCACCAGAATTGGCCGAAGCCGATCCTGTTATAGTTTCTTGTAGTTGGAATGTACCGCTAACGTTATTTACTATAGCCGTAAATGAATCTGGAACTCCTAATGGATCATAAGTTGTTACGATAGTATAACTATCTTCTTCCGCTGCAGTTGAAGGATTAACATTAATATTAATTCCTGCATATTCCTCAGAATAATTATTTTTATTAAACCAATCAAGTTGAACTTCTTTAATAATACTTTGAGTTCCAACTCCACTATAAAAGGTCATCTTCATAGTAAAATCTAAAGTATATGTTAATACTCTTCTTGATGTATAATCACCTTCATATTCATCTAAAACACCTACGGTATTTAATACAATAGGAACGTCTTGTTTATAATCAGCCCAACCATCAATAGGTTTAATAGTCACAGTATAATCTGGCTGGAAGTAAGGTAATATTTGTTCTAAAATCTGAAGACCATCATCTTGGTTTTTAACAAGAATATTAAGTTGCATACCTATATTATAAGGTGTCTGCATTTGTATTTGTTGTTTCTTACTCTTATCGGCAGAATTAGGAGCCGTAATTTTATTTTGTTTATTTTCTTTTTTATTTAAATCTAATTCTAATTGTGTTATTTCAAAAGACATACGTGGTAATCTTAAAGCCATTGAGGCATCAGACATAGTATGTTGATCTATTCTAGATAAGAATTTTTGTTTAGGTCCATATGCGAGAGGTACCTTTATTTGGTTCAGAACGCCGCCTGAGCCATCCTTTCTAATAACCGATATGTTATTAAACATGGTCCCAAAGACTGCCACGGACTTTCTCATGGTTGCGTGATAAAAGTGAGTACCAAACATTAGTATGTGTCCGAAGGATCGCCGAATGGATTATTTTCAGTAAAGTCTAAAAATCCATCTGCGCTTAATTCAAATTCTGAGTTTTCACCACCACCATCTGCAGGATCTATAAAGGAAGCCGAACTAGTATCACCAATATCATATACTTTAGTAATATAAGCCGACAGTGTTGATTTGGCACCTACAATAGGAATAGAAGCCGATACTATAAAGTCTCTTGCCTCTGCAATACCGGTGACACCTATTCCAGATACAGTTATCCTACCACCAGTTGTGGATAGATGTTCTACTGTCTGTACTTCACCGGTGACAGT